GGTATTATAGACTGTAGAGATTCCAGATGCCTTTACTCTTAATTTTCTATGAGTATATCCTGAACCAGGAGTAAGAACTTTGATCTGTCTAAGGTTATTAGTAGCAAGAGTTCTAAACTTATGAATACCGCTAGAAGATGTTGCAGTAGAAAGTCCAATAGTGTTAATACCTACACCTTCATTAAGAGCATCTGCTTCACTCAGGTGGAGTTTAACTGTCTTAGTATTAACTACCTTAACAACATATTCGTCACCACTGATTAAAGTTCCGCTGATTGCATTATTGATATCGTATGCACTTCCAATAGAAATTGGATCATTGTTGTTATGATTATAGACTAGAGTCTGACCATCAAAGAAATTGTGATTTTCTAAGAAAGTAATGGTCTCTTCTGTAATATCAACACCACCACCAAGAGTTCTAGCACGACTATCAAACTCAACTTCTCTAAATCTCTTTCCAGTGATTGGTTCTAAAGTACACCCATCACCATTTCCACCAGTAATACTTACTGACAGAACATCTTGGACATCAAAAGTTTGTGGATCAACGAGAACTTCCTTTACACTACCAATAATTACTGGTTCTACAAGTGCAGTTACGAGACCTACAGTTCTTCCTTGCCCAACACTAATTGTAATTCCAGGTGGATTGATTACATCATAGTCTTTACCACTACTAAGAATTTCAAATTTTTCAAGAGGTCCAAAGAAAATTTGATCTCTAGATTCGGGGCTGCTGATTTCAACACCATCAACCAGTACACCAATATTACCAAGATTTCTGGTTATCTCTTTCTGTTGAGAAAGTGTCTGTTTGAGTGGGAACTTTCTAAGAATATTATTTGAAGATAGTTGCTTATCTTCGTGTCTTTGTAGAGTAAATGTATGAGTTCCACCTAAAGCATTAGGTATGAAACGAACTGGTTGTTCTCCATCTGGATATTTTACCGTTGTTTCTGTTTTTAATGCAGATTTTGATGCATATAATTGAACTTCATTAGATTTAATTACTTTAACATAGTAATACTCACCAGAAACTAATCCAGAAAGTGGATTATCGGCAACATATTTGATCTGATCTCCACTGATAAATCGTACTGCGCTGGGGAATTTAATTGTTTTCCAAGTCTTCAATGCATCACTATACCCATCAAGGTTGGATTCAAGACCATTAGGTATTGAAGATTCAATAATCTCATCAACAATTTGATATCCAGGAAGAGAATGTGATGCTACATATCCAAAATTCTCAGAATCATCAGTATAAACATTCAGAGCATTAGCAACATATACATCATTTCCTTCTTTGATGGGTGCTCCAAGACTCTGACCCTTGATCAGATTTCTTCTAATGCTATAAGATTGTGTTGAGACAGGTGAGAATGCAGAGATATTACTGAAACTTACTTCTTTACCATTAATTGAGGACACCAGAGCACCAGATCCATTGGGTGCTACAACATTACTAGATCCAATAAGAATATCAACAGTGTCGCCAACTCTTAATTGTGCCTTATCGACATTCTCATAAAGGAAGAATGAACCACCTTGAATAGTCTGAACTTCAAATCTAGCCTTTGTATTGTAAATCCAAGAGTTGGCGAATACTTGCTTATATGTTCTATCACTATCTGGGTTGAAGATTACCTCACCAATATTTTTTACAGCAACTTCTTCACCAACTTCCATCAGTGGAATATCTTCTAATGCCTCAAATTCTGAGAGAACACCAGTGATACGAAGTTCACACTTCTTACTTGCATCACCATCTTCATATCCGAAGATAATTTCATCAGATCTAATATCATCAGCAACATTAATATTTGCAGTAATTCCACTACATCCAAAGAATTGATTGATACTCTTGGAAGTATATGTGATTGTATTGCTTCCACTAACAATAGTTCCAGACTCTGGGAAACCGATTGTAGAGTCTACAGTGATAACAGTATCACCAGATGAGACAGATTCTAAGACTCTTGAGAATCCAGGAACAATAAAAGTTCCTTCTACAAGATCTCTATCATTATATCCAACAAACAGACCAAGTTTGTAAAAAGTTTTAGTGTCTCTGGTGAAGATTTCTACTTCAGAAACAGAAGCATTTGTGTTCAGATCACTAGATCTAAAGATTGTTTGACCTTCCAGACCGAAAGGATTACCAGAGATCTGCTCAGCGACCACTACCTCCCTTCTGATGTAGTCTGCAGAGGATGGTTTGATCAGTCTACCCTCTAGGTCAATAACCTTCGCTGTGACGCCGTAGAGGACCTTGAAGAGGATGATTACAGACTCTTCAATACCCTTAGACTGATAGAAGTTTCTAGCGTGCTTAATGAAGTTAGCAACATTCAGATCAGATACAAAAGTCTCTTCTTCAAATCCAGGAGTAAATGCTTTCTTTAAACTCTTATAGAACTGCTGCAAGAAGAGAGCACTAAGGTTCTGAATCTCTACATTTGCATTGTGAGAAGCAGCAGCAGTGTCTTCAAAGATGACACTTTGGCGATTTGTATTTACAAAATGTGCTTTTGTGCTATCATCAAATCCAGTAACGCCACTAAAACCACGAATACATCCAGTAAACGTGGTATCAGTCTTACCAGTATAGGTAATAATTTCATTACCAATCTTCAGAAGACCATAATCATCTGGATATCCCTTGGTTGAAGAGACTGTGATTGTTGTATCTGTCGCACTGATAGCAGCAGACAGAGTTGCTTTACCAACGATAACCTCAGGAATTAGATTATCTAACTTGAGATAACGATCGAGGTTATCTACCAGGTCGATATTACCACCCTGTGCTTCTTGGGAGATATAATATTGTCTGAAAAAATCTACTGCCTTTGGAAAATCGGCAACTAAGAATTCGGGAAGTTGGCTCTCAATAATTTTATTGAGTTGCACTTTCTTCTCAAAATGCGACATATCTTATTTCCTCTGTAATACTCCGTTTGAATAACTTGAAGTGTAGTAATCTCTTGTGAACGAAACGCCAGAAATATCTTCACCAGATGCGATAACATCTTTAACCATATTTATCGTGCTACTTGGGATGTCGAATGAAAGATAAAGATCTTTGAGACCCACAACATCATTCGATTCTGGGTATGCTTGAATCTCAATAATATCGTTTGGTCTTTCTGTTTCAGTGATATTTACAGTAGAAAGGAGAACTTCACCCTTCTTATAATCGACAGTTCCTGCTTCTCTAGCAACAACCACTCTATTACCCTGCGAATCAATCTTAACGATAGAAAGAATACCAGTTTCTGTATCAACTGGAGCATCAGTCAGATATACCAGTGAAGATTCTCCAGTAATTCTAAATCCAGTTGACTTAATGTTCAGTCCATTTGGGTTGACATGGAATCTATTACCAAAACAAATCTCATACTGAGCAAACTGGTTTTTAAGAACCTTCATGTCTCTTCTAATTCTTACCTTTGTAATGTTAGAAGTGATAGAATCCTCAACACGATCAATAAGTTGCAGGACTTTACTGTACTTGAAGCGACCACCAAAGCGATTCATATCAACATCTTTGGAGTAAGTCGTCAAAGCACTAATAACATTAGTCCTAAGGTCATCAACATTAGATACCTGACTATTGTTATAGTAAACTGTTGAATCAAGTTCAACATAAAGAACTTTGAGATCAACAATCTTCTGGTTAATACCAGCGATTGAATATTGCTTAATCTTATTCAGAATATTCTGCTTATCGAAGTCAGAAACATAGGTACCATTCTTAGGTTTGATACTGATTTGCACACTACCAAACTGTGGAGGTGTTAATTCTTCTCCACCAACCACTGCAACGGATTCTGTATTAGGATAAACTGAAGCAATGATTGCTTCATAGTCTCTAGCAGTAACCGCTCTGTATTGTGCTGAATAGAGTCTAGGAGCGAAGTACTTAATAGACGATAAGTTCTCTACTTCTCCACCGTTCTGTGCCTTCTGGACGGTTACAACGGGCACTGAGGCGCTAGGAATGACTCTGATTCCACCCTCATCAATAAAATTACCTTGGAAATCAAAAATTGAAGGTCCATTACCTGCTTCACCATCAGTTACGATGTAACTAACAGTCACAACAGCGTTATTTTCTAACTTTTTACCAAAATATCCATCACCAAACAGCAATTCATAGCGTTCTTCCTGAACTTCTTGAATCAAGAAGATCTCAGAGGTCTTATCAATGTTCAAAATGTTATCAACCATCTTAAATTCACGCCCTAAACCAGTATCATTGATACCTTTGACGTAAACTCTGATGGTTGAAGTGTCAATATTAGGATTATCAAGGAGAAAACGCTGATCTTGTGCCGTATTGACCAAGAATTGTGTAGAGAGCAGCGATCCTTGAAAGATTTCTATCGGATTTTCAGCAGTACCGAACTGTGCAACACCATTATTAACGATAGCAGTGATAGATGCAGGTATTGAGAAGCGATAAGAGGTGTTATCTTGAGCACCAATGCACGTTAAACCCGATTCTAAGGTCAATGCAGTAGCATTACTGGTGGTTGGTACTGCGAAAGTAACGTTTGCCTTAGCAGCAGTCTTAGAACGTGGTATATAACCAATGTTTCTGGCATGAGAAACCACGTTTTCACGAACTGTAGCACCATCCAGGAAGGATTCATTGACTACAAGGTTCGCATTGAAAGCGTTAATGTAAGTATTATATGCTAAAGTGTCGATTAGAACCGAAAAATTAGATCCTTCAAAGTCAAAATCCGTAAAATTGGAGTTAGCGCGGAGATAATCTTTGATTTGAACCTTAATTTGGTCAAAATCTAAGTTAGTAAACTGTGTAAAAGGCATGTCTTATCGCGTTGCCTCCAATATAAAGGAGAAGGCTTGAGGTGGGAAGTCTGAACCAACGATATCAAAGAATACTTTTACATTAAAACTATTTCTATCAGGTTGAGGATCGACTTCAATCTTTAAATTTTCAATTCGATCCTCATAAAATTCAACAGTATTCTTAATTTGATCTTGAATTACGGTAGCAGTACCATAATC